TATGGCAAATACAAAAATAACAACACCTGATTTAATAGATCTTCCAGCGGTTAATAATAGTGATGGGGTAGTACTACCAAAAGGACCAACTAGTGGTCTTGAAGTTCATTATTTAGTTGTAGCTGGAGGTGGAGGTAGTGGAAGTAGTTCTAATTCAGGTGGTGGTGGTGCAGGTGGTTATCGTACTTCATATCCTAGTGGTACTGCTATTGCTCCTTCTTTAGGATCCGCTATTTCAATTATAGTTGGAACTGGAGGAGCAAGTGGAAACCCTTATGGTACTAATGGAACTGATTCTACTCTTGATAGCATAACATCAAGTGGCGGTGGTTATGGTGGAGGAAGTAGTAGCAATGGAGGTTCTGGGGGCTCTGGAGGTGGTCCTGGTTTTTCAGCCAGTACACCTGGAACAGGAAATGCTGGAGGTTTTACACCTGTAGAAGGATTTGCCGGAGGCCCTCCAATAGGCTCATATCAAGCTGGTGGTGGCGGTGGTGGTGCTAGCGAAATAGGAAAAACAAATGGTAGAGGAGGAGATGGTGCAATAAGTACTATTATTACGACGTCAATAGCATCTACTTATAGTGTTGGAGAGGTTGATGGTTCAGATGTTTATTTTGCTGGTGGTGGTGGTGCTGGTGCTACTTCAGCTAGTTTAGATGGAGGTAAAGGTGGAGGAGCAACTGGTGGTAATGCTGGTGGAGCTGGAGCGGTAAATGCAACTGCTAATACCGGCGGCGGTGGTGGTGGCGGAACATACAATAATGGTGGATCAGCTGGTGGTTCAGGTGTTATAATAATAAGAGTTCCAACTGGAATTACAGCTAGTTTTTCAAGTGGTGTAACAGCTAATGGTAGTACTGGAGGAACAATATCTCCAGATACTTCTACTGGAGACAATATATGGGTTGTTACTGCGACTACAGACACAAGTCAAACAGTTACTTTTAGTGGAACAGTTACAGGTGGAAGACCTAGTAGTGCTGTTGATGGCGAATTTAGATATAACACTACAGATAAAAAAATAGAGTATTACGATGGATCTAATTGGCATCAATTAAGTAGTAGTACAGTTGTACCACAATCAGGGACAACAACTTCTTGTAATTATCCTACAACAGGAGCGGCTTTATATCAATTAAATAATGATGGTGGAAGTACAAACAATGTACCAGATACATGTGGAAGTTATAATGGTACATCAACAGATATAACATATGCAGCTGGTAAATATGGAAATGCAGCTCAATTTAATGGATCAACTTCTCTTATAAATTTACCAGATAATTCTATTTTTGATTTAGCAGCATCAACAAGTTTAAGTTTTTGGGTTTATAGAACTAATTCTACCTCTCATATTATAAATAAAGGTAATCCTGAATCTTATGCGTTTTGGTGGGGTACTAATTATTATCTTACAATATATACATCTGCTGGATCTACTTCATTAATTACTTCAACAGCAAACACTACTAGTACATGGTATAATTTTGTTATAACTGTTGATTCAGCTGGAACAGGTTATAAACTATATATGGATGCAAATTTAGAAGCATCAGTAACATCAGGAACAATTAATATTAATACTGGAGATGTTCGAATAGGATCATATCCTAATGGTAGTTATGATTTTGGAGGTGCTTTAGATCAAATTAGATGGTTTAATACAACTTTAACAGCAACTCAAGTAAATGCTTTATATACAGAAACAGCACCTTAGCCTAAAAAACAAAAAAAACAAGTAACTATATACTTTATAACCAAATGTCAAACAATTAAAACCCAAACCTTATGACACTATATTACCAGACTAGTTCGTGGAGTAGTCAACCACAAGTTTCAGAAAAAACAAAAACCCTTTGGAAACACGTCGCTGAAAAGAAAAATTGGCGAATAACCCAATTACCTAACGGTTTTTATCAAACTGAATACCAAGATCCTGAAGCTGAAGAGTGGAGAGATGTAACCCGTAGAGAAACACTTGAAGGTGCAGAAGAAGCCGTAATAGCTTCTGTTGAGCATTACAAGAAAAAAATAGAGTTCTTAAACGGTCCAAAAGTCGTTAAGACCTTTAAATAAAATTCAATAAATAAAATTAAATTTAATCAAATATGTCAGACTTAATAGTCAAAAATCTTAATTTTGGGCAAGTAGCTCAAAGTCAAGTATTTAAAGGAATTGATAAACTAACACAAGCCGTTAGCTCTACTTTAGGTGCTAGCGGTAAGTGTGTGTTACTTGAAGATGATCAAGGTAATCCTATAATAACAAAAGATGGTGTTACTGTTGCTAATTCAATAACTTTATTAGATCCTGTAGAAAATATGGGTGCAAGACTTTTAAAAGAAGCTGCACGTAAAACAGTAAATGAAGCAGGAGATGGTACAACCACAGCTACAGTTTTATCTCATGCTATATTAAAAGAAGCAGAAAATTTAGAAATAAATAGTAGAGAATTAAAACAAGGTATAAATTCTGCTCTTAAAAAAGTATTAAAATATTTAGAAAAAAATACTTTACCTGTAAAAGGTGATATGATAGATCAAATAGCTACTATATCTACTAATAATGAACCTAAACTTGGTAAAATAATTGGTGATGCTTTTAGATCTGTTGGTCAAACAGGTGTTGTAATGATGGAACATTCATCACTTCCTGAAACAAATGTTGATTTAGTTGATGGAGTTCAATATGATAAAGGTTTAACAAACCAACATTTTATTACAAATAAAGCAAAGAAAACTGCAGAGCTAGAAAAACCTGCTATTTTACTTATAGAATCACCTGTAGAAAACATAAGACAAATACAGTCTGTATTAGAATATGTTATAAAAAAGAATATACCTTTATTAATTGTTGCTGATGTAGAAGCACCTGTCATGGCTACACTTGCCATGAATAAAACAAAAGGTAATATTAAAATAAATATTATTAACGCACCTACATTTGGTGTTAATAAACGTGAAACATTAGATGATTTAGCTATGCTTACAGGAGCTACTGTCATTAATGAAGATCTTGGAGATGATATGGATTTAATTCAACCTGAATTTTTAGGTAGTTGCTTAAAATCTATAACGGATGAAAAAGATACCATAATACAAGTTGGTGAACCAAGTGAAGCTGTAATAAAAGCTATTGAAGCAGTAAAAGAAGAATTAGCTAATAAACCTAATCCAGCACATGTAATAAGATTAGAAAAAAGATTAGCAAGGTTATCAGCTAAAATCGCAGTTGTTAAAGTTGGTGCAAACTCTGATATAGAGTTAAAAGAAAAAGCAGATAGAATAGAAGATGCAATATGTGCTACTAAAGCAGCTATTAAAGAAGGTATTGTACCTGGTGGTGGTATTGCTTTATTAAATGCTTCAGAAGAAATTAAAACAAAAAACACTGCAGAACAAGTACTTTTAAATGCTATAAAATATCCTTTTAAAGTTATTTTAAATAATGCAGGTATTGAGTGTGAAAATTTACCTAAATTAATAGGACAAATAAAAGGTAAAGGATTAAATGTAATTACTGGTGAAAATGTAGACATGATTAAAGCTGGAATTATAGATCCATTACTTGTAACTAAAAGTGCTTTAATAAACGCTGTATCAGTAGCAACAACAATATTATCAACCGATTGTGTAATTAATAACATAAGAACTAATGAAAGCAATAGGTAATAATATAATTATTAAACCCGAAAAAGTAATTACTGAAAAAACTAAAGGTGGTTTATTAATAGTTGAAAAAGACAGGGAAGATTTAAGATATAGAAAAGCTAAAATAATTTCTGTTAGTGATGAAATAAAAGTATTAAAAAAAGATACTATAATATATTATGATAAAGCTGCTGGTCATGGTATAGAGTTTAATAAAGAAAAATTTATTGTTATTAAGTTACAGGATGTTGTAGTTGTATTATGAAAAAAGTTAATGCAAGTGACATCAGAGATTTAAACCTATTAAAACATTATAGGTTAATTCGTAAATGGGCTTGCAAAAACAATAATTTAAATGATGCAGATTTAGAGTTATTAATATACTTTGACTGTATGGATTTATTTACTAAACAAGATTTTAAAATCGGTACTTATGCGTATAGTTGGGACAACAGGCGCTGGAACAAAATGGTAAAAAACAATTGGATTGTAACGTGGAGACAACGAAACAGAACAACGCAAAAGTATAATATCTATAAAGTTTCTTTTAAGTGTAAACAACTAATAGCTAGAATGTACCGTATTATGTTAGGTGAAGAAGATTTACCTACAAGTAAAAGAAGAAACCCTATAATGAGGGGAAAAACATATACAGATAAAGTTTTAATAACAGCAATACATAATCTTAATAAAGACAAAACAAGATGAAAAAAGATGCACTTTTACAAATGGGCATGGTAGATCCAAACCCAACTGTAAACCCAATAAGTACGGTTAATCCAAATATACAAACTGAAAGACCACCACAGTTTAATACTATAGGTAGTGCTAATCCAGTTTTTAGTGATAAAACACAATTTGCTGCTAATGCAATTTATGGCAATGATACAAACAGACAAGAATCTATGTCAGGTTTAAGCTCAATGAGCGGATTAAAAAAGCTAGATGAATCTTCAGGTTCACCACTAGAAGGTAACGCTTTTGGAAAGGCTATGGCAGATACTGGTGGTGATTACGAAAAAGCACAAGAAATGTTAAAAAATCAATAACTATGAACTCACCATTTAACAAAGAAAGTTTTCCAGAAGTACCAAAAGCAAAACAAGGTAAGTTTACTAAATGGGTAAAGAAAAATATGCCTGGTAAAGACACTTGCGGTGCTGCTTCATCAATAATGAAAAGTAAAGATAAATATTCTAAAAATGTAGTAGCTATGGCAAACTATGCTAACAATTTTGGATGTAAAAATAAAAAATCAAAAAAATGAAACACGATCCAGGTTATAACAAAGCAAGTAAAAACAAAAAAGTAGGTATAGTTGGAGAATCTCATATATGGGATGGTCCTTTAAATCAACAAGGTAGAATACATGGAGTAGGTTCTAGTTCAGGTATTACTGGTATGGAAGTATCTAAAGCTCCTTGTGGCCCAAATGCTTATCAAGTAAAGTTTCCTATAACTAAGTTAGTACAAGGATAAAATGGCAATTTCAGATATTAAACTATTAGCTATTAATGGTATAGCTCTTGCTGTATCAATGACACATATAGAAGTTTCACTTAAAATAATTCTTTTAGTAGTAACTATAGGATATACTGTATCTAAATGGTTAAAATTAAAAGATGATAAAAAATAAATTATGGAAAAAGGACACTATGGCCATTACACTGGTAATGCTAGACACTCACACACACCGATAACAAAAACAAATGTTCATGCTGCTGAAAGAGATGATGCAGCTCATATTTCTTATTTAAAAAGAGATATTGATTATGATGCAAAACACAATCATAGTGATATTGACATGACAGCTGATGAAAAGCATATTTCTAAGCTGGCTGGAGATATAAAATATGATTCTAAAAAATACAAATAATCATGCCAAAACAACCATTTTATAAAATAGGATCTGCTTTTAATCAAAAAATAGCAACAGTAGATAAAGGGTTTTTAGATCCAAATAGAGGAAAAAAAACAGAACAAGGATTTGTTTCATATACTGATGAAACAGGTAAAAAAGCGGCTTTAGATAGAAATAGAACAAATGTAAAAGCTTTTGAATTAAGAGATAAAAAAGAATATGGAGATATGAATTTATCACAATATTCAGAGTTTGCAAAAAAACAAAAAGCTCATTACAGAACTACAGGTGTTTGGCTTTCAAGAGATAAAATGGAAGGTTTTGGAAAAAATGATAAAGGTGGTGGTGTTAATAGACCTTCAAATGATGGTAATGGTGGTAATGGTGGTAATGGTGGTAATGGTGGTAATACATCTACAGTACCTATAACACCAGGCAAAACTGATCCAGTAGAAACAGTCATAGAATCAACTACTCCTAAAGCAGAAGATACAATGCAAAAAGGTCTTGTGCGAAGATATAAAACAGGAGAAGGTTTTACAGGAGAGGTTTTAGATACACAAATTGTAAGTCAATTAGATAAAAAGAATTTAAAAAGCTTTGCTAGAAAACAGAAAAGAGAATCTATTAAAGCAGGTGCAACACGTAAAGAAGCAAGAGCACAAAAAGAACTTATAAAAGCTGTTGGTTATAAAGCTGCAGCTGGAATAAAAACAAGAGAATTTGATGCTGCCGGTAACGTGGTTAGAGAAGCTGACACAGAAGGTAAAGGTGTAGGGCTTCAAGATGTAAAAGCAGGAAGAGCTAGAAAAAAAGGTGCAAAAGCAACTAGAAGGTTTAATAGGTTACAACATAGGATGAAGGATTATGAAGGTCATAATATTAGAAAAAATGAAATAGGCTCACAATATTATGGTGATAAAGATAAATCTAATCAATCAACCAAAGGAGATCAAAGAAATGCTAGCAGAGATTTAATTAAAAAGAAAATAATACCTACAACAAATAATAATTTAGATCCTGTAGATCCAACTGGACAAAACTTTGGTAACAACAAAAACAACACAAATAATAATAAATCAAAGAAAAAAGAAGAGGTAGCTAAAGCAGGAGATTTAGGTTTTCTTAGTACTAAATAAAAAACAGAATAGAACTGTATAAATCTAACCAATAACAACAACAACAACAATAACAAAAACAAAAACAAAATGGCAAAATTTATAAAATTTCCAATAGTTAAAGATAGCGCGGCTCAGCCACTAGGACCATCTTATGATGTTTTAATTAACATTGAAGATATAGCTAAAATAGCAGCTACAGGTAATACTGGACAAAACGCAAAAACTTTAGTTGTTAGCTATAAGCAATCAGCTATAGGCACACCAGACGCTACAAACCCAAAAACAGCTACATTTGCTGTTCATGCAGATACTGATGGATCTGTAAATCCAACGCTTACTACGGGTCAAGCTAATACTATTTATAATGCGGTAAATAAATCACTAACTGCTAACCCAGGTGGTGTTTCTTCTACTGTACAATTAGGTAAAGATCAAGCGGCTACTCCGTTACAAATGTACTTTAGCGCAGTAACATACGCATAGTATTATGAAATCACAAGGACTAGGCGATTCAATAGAAAAGTTTACTACTAAAACAGGTATTAAGACCGTCGTTAATAAAGTTAGCGAAGGTCTTAATATTCCTTGTGGATGTCAATCAAGAAAAGAAGCGTTAAACAAAATGTTTCCATATAAACAATAATATGGCTTTTAAAATAAATAGACCTTATCCTAATCACTCTACTGCAATACACGAAGTAGCTTTAGAAGAAGGTGTTTTAGGTAAAGCTGATAGAAATGGAAATATATTAATTAATAAAGATATAACAGATCCAAAGCAAAGAGAAGACGTTATCAAACATGAAGAAGTACATATCAAACAAATGAAAGATGGTATTTTAGATTATGACGATAAATATGTTTACTATAGAGGTAAACGTTATGCCAGATCAAAAATGAAAGAAGGTAGTCCAGCTTTGCAATGGGAAAAAGATGCAAATAAAAAACAATAAAATGGGAAAAGGAAATAAATCAGTAAGTCAAATGCACCCTATAATGAAGCACATGAGTAATAGTGCTTTTAGACAAGAAGGTGTAGCTCAAGAAAAAAAAGATCTTATGAAAGATAGGCCAGTAGATAAGGACGCAACTAGCAGAGGTATGTCTAAATATGGTCCACTTGATGCTCATCATCCTATGAAAAAAATGGGTTATAAAAAATAAATATGTGGAAATTACTACTAGGTCTTCTTAAAGGAGGTGATGGTAGAAAATCTGTCGCTGGAGGTTTAGCTTGGGAAATAAGAGAAGCCATTAAAGGTAAAGAGCTTGATCCAGAAAAACTAATAGAATTACAAACAAAAATTAATATGGTTGAAGCCTCGCATAGAACTTTATTTGTTGCAGGGTGGCGACCTTTTGTAGGTTGGATATGTGGTTTTGCTTTAGCATATAATTTTGTTATTCGTGATTTATTTATATGGATTACAAAATCAACAGACGTACCACCACCACTACAAATGGAACATTTAATGACTGTACTATTAGGTATGTTAGGATTAGGTGGACTTAGAACTTATGAAAAAATAAAAGACAAAGTAAAATAAAAATGGGATATTATCAAAATAATTTAAGTGATTTCGCAACCGGTGGAATAGAGTTGCAAGAATCTAAAACACTCAAAGCAGCTATATTAAGTAATTTATCTACTAACACTATAGCTGGTTTACCAGCAAGTAGTACTGCTATTGTATATGCTACTGGAGGTACATATCCTGGGGCTGCTAGTATTGAAACAGTAACTACTCCAAGAGGTGTTACTTTAGGTGCTACTTTTTTAGTTACCACGGATGGAGCAGGAGCAGTAACTAGTGTTACTGTTGTAAATCAAGGACCAAATGTTGGTGTTGCTGCACAAACAATAGAGTTTAGTTTAGCTTCATTAAATTTAGCTTTTGGTTCAACAGGAATAACAGGAGCACTTACAGCTACTATTGCTGGTGGTGATTTAGATAGACCAAGCGGTATATTTAATGAGAAAAAACCTGCTTTATATGTAGGTGGTACAGGTGATATAAAACTAACGTTAGCATCTGACTCACAACCTATAGTAGTAAAAAGTATAGCAGCAAGTACAATTTTACCTTTTGCTGTATCAAGGGTATATAACTTAACAAGCGATACAGAAACAACAGCAACAGAAATTATAGCGCTGTTATAAAATAATTATTAATTTAAATTTAATCAAATGACAAAAAAAATAAAAGAAGCTAATAAGCTTACAGATGACCAACTAGCTACTATTAGAAAACAACAAGAAGAAATAGCTCAAATATTAAAAGATGTGGGTTTTTTAGAAACACAAAAACATGGTTTACTTCACAAGTATGCCGGTATTGTGGAAAAAGTAGAAGAGTTTAAAGTAGAATTAGAAAAAGAATATGGTGCTGTAAATATTAGTTTAGAAGATGGTACATGCACACCTATAGAAGAAAAAACAGAAAAAAGTGAGTAACGTTATAAGAAAAATCAGTATTGGATCTGATTATAAAAATGATGCTATGCACTATGCTGTAGGTCAACAAGTGTATGGCGGTCATACTATTTCACATATATTATGCGATGAAGAAAGTCAATCGTATAATATTTTTATAAAAAAAGATGATGAAGTATTGCCTTGGAAAAAATTTAATTCTCAAATGGCAGTATCGGTTGAATATGATTTAGAATATTAATGAATAGTATATATCAATTTATTATAAAACCTATAGGTGAAAGATATAATAATAAATTAAAAATCAACAACACAGAACTTATACTTAACTCAAGTATATCAAATCATAAATTTATAAATAGACATGCTGAAATAGTTGCTGTACCTCTTGCTTATAAAACAAATATAAAAAAAGGTGACAAAGTTATAATACATCATAATTTATTTAGAAGGTATTATAATTTAAAAGGCAAATCAGTAAATAGTACTAAGTTTTTTAAAGACAATTTATATTTTGCACATCCATCTCAAATTTATATGTATTATAAAAAAGGGTGGAAAACAAACGCAGATTATTGTTTTGTAAAACCAGTATTAGAAAAAGATGTATATAAAGATACCAAATTAATAAAAAATACTGGAGTATTAAAATATACAAACAGCACGTTAGAAGCCCTTAAAATTAACACAGGAGATCTAGTTGGGTTTAAAAGTAATAGAGAATTTGAGTTTGTTATTGATAATGAACTTTTATACTGTATGGAATCAAATGATATTTTATTTAAATATGGAAATAAACAAAACCAAAAAACGTATAATCCAAGCTGGGCAAAAAGCAGTTGAAGAATTAATAAAAGTAGCTAAAGAAAAAATTGTAGATTCAGAAGATGATGTATCAGCTGACAGATTAAAAAATGCTGCTGCTACAAAAAAATTAGCTATATTTGATGCTTTTGAAATACTATCAAGAATTGAAGAAGAAGAAAATATAATTAATTCTATTAATAAAAATACTAAAGCTTCTAATTTTGGAGGTTTTGCTGAAGGAAGATCTAGATAATGTATACAAACACTTTATATAAAATTTTACCTAATCATATAAAACCTAAAATTATAAAAAATAATAATAGGTATAAAAAATGGGAACCCGGTTATAACAAAGAACACGATGTAGTTGTTATAAGTAAAACAGGTAAAATAGGTGAAATATATGAAATACAGGGTTTAAAAATAGCTTTACCTTTAAGTGAAAATGTATATAAAAGATCTGTAAATAAAACAGATCAATATTGGGAAATATTTGAGTACCCAAAACAATTATCAAAACTTAAAACAGTTTTTGATTGGAACCAAACATCATTAGATTTTAAAAATACTTGGTATGATTATATTGACGAAGAGTTTAAAAGACGTGAAGAAGGCTTTTGTTTCTATAACAAAGGTATTCCTAGCTATATTACTGGGTCTCATTATATGTACTTGCAGTGGACAAAAATTGATGTTGGCAACGCGGAATTCAGAGAAGCCAATAGAATCTTTTTCATATTTTGGGAAGCCTGTAAACTTGATACCAGATCCTATGGAATGTGCTATCTCAAGAATAGAAGATCGGGATTTTCTTTTATGGCCTCATCAGAACTCGTACACCAGGCAACAATATCTAGTGATTCACGGTACGGGATATTATCAAAGACTGGAGCGGATGCGAAGAAAATGTTTACAGACAAAGTGGTACCAATATCCGTTAATTACCCATTCTTTTTTAAACCAATACAGGACGGTATGGATCGTCCCAAAACGGAACTTGCATATCGTGTACCCGCGTCGAAGTTCACAAGGCGTAAGATCGATCAGAATGAACGTCCCGAGGAACTCGTTGGGCTCGATACCACGATCGACTGGAAGAATACCGGTGACAACTCATACGACGGGGAGAAACTCAAACTCCTCGCACACGATGAATCGGGCAAGTGGGAGAGGCCAGATAACATCCTCAACAACTGGAGGGTCACGAAGACAACGCTAAGATTAGGTAGTAGAATTATAGGTAGGTGTATGATGGGATCTACATCTAATGCTTTAGATAAAGGAGGTAATAATTTTAAAAAATTATATGATGCGTCAGATGTTACAAAAAGAAACCGCAACGGACAGACTAATTCAGGATTATATAGTTTGTTCATACCTATGGAATGGAACTACGAAGGATACCTTAATACTTATGGGTTTCCTGTATTCGAAACTCCAAAAAAACCGGTCAAAAGTATTGATGGATCCAACATTGAAATTGGCGTTATCTCACACTGGGAAAACGAAGTTGAAGGTTTAAAAAATGATCAAGACGGTTTAAATGAATTTTATAGACAATTTCCTAGAACAGAAAAACACGCTTTTAGAGATGAAGCAAAACAATCTTTATTTAATCTAACTAAAATTTATGAACAAATTGATTATAATGAAGATTTAAGAAATACAAATGTAATTACAAAAGGTAATTTTCAATGGGAAAATGGGATTAAAGATAGTAGAGTTATATTTATTCCTAATAATAATGGTAGATTTTTAGTTTCCTGGGTACCTAATGATAATTTACAAAACAAGTATATTATAAAAAATGGTGTTAAATATCCAGGTAACGATCACACTGGTGCTTTTGGTTGTGATCCATATGATATTTCAGGAACAGTTGATGGTAGAGGTTCAAAAGCTTCTTTGCATGGTTTAACTAAGTTTTCAATGGAAGATGTACCACCTAATTTATTTTTTTTAGAATATATTGCAAGACCTCAAACAGCAGAAATATTTTTTGAAGATATTTTAATGGCTTTAGTTTTTTATGGTATGCCATTACTTGCAGAAAATAATAAACCTAGATTATTATATTATTTAAAAAGAAGAGGTTATAGAGGTTATTCTATGAATCGTCCTGATAAAGTATATAATAAATTATCTGTTACAGAAAGAGAAATAGGTGGTATACCTAATTCAAGTGAAGATATAAAACAAGCACATGCAGCTGCAATAGAGGATTATATTGAAAATTTTATTGGATTTAATAATGAAAGATATGGCGATATGTATTTTCAAAGAACACTAGAAGATTGGGCTAAGTTTAATATTAATAACAGAACTAAACATGATGCTTCTATAAGTTCTGGCTTAGCTATTATGGCTTGTAATAAAAATAGATATGCACCTACAGTAAAAAGAACTATAAATAATTTACCTTTAGACTTTAAAAAGTATAATAATAAAGGAGTAACTTCAAAAATACTAAATTAATGGTTAATATTAACTATAACAGTGCTTTTCCAGATCAGGTGGTACCTGAAGAAGAGAAAAAGTCAAAAAAGTATGGTTTACAAGTAGCCCAAGCAATTGAATATGAGTGGTTTAAAAACTCTAGTGGTCAAAATAGGTATATTAATAATTTTCAAAACTTTAATAGATTAAGACTTTATGCTAGAGGAGAACAACCGGTACAAAAATATAAAGATGAATTAGCTATAAATGGTGATTTATCTTATTTAAATTTAGACTGGAAACCTGTACCAATATTATCTAAGTTTGTAGATATAGTAGTAAATGGTATGACACAAAAAGGTTATGAAATAAAATCTTTTGCTCAAGATCCATTTGCTATAAAAAATAAAACTACATTTGCTCAAAATGCTATAAGAGATATTGAAAATAAAAAAATGATAGAGGGTTTACAAGCACAGCTTGGACCAAATGCTAATTTATTTGCTTCTGCATCACCAGATGATTTACCAGGAACAATAGAAGAACTAGATCTTTATTTACAATTAAACTTTAAACAAAGTGTTGAAATAGCAGAAGAAGAAGTTATAAATACTATTTTAGAGTATAATAAATATGATCAAGTTAAAAAACAATTAGCATATGATCTTACAGTTTTAGGTATTGGTTGTGTAAAAACAGGATTTAATTTATCAGAAGGAGTAACTGTAGATTATGTAAATCCAGCTAATTTAGTATATTCATATACAGATGATCCTAATTTTGAAGATATATATTATGTAGGTGAGGTTAAAAGTATGTCATTATCAGAAGTTAAAAGACAATTTCCTTATTTAACAGATTCAGAATTAGAAGAAATACAAAAATATCCTGGTAGAAATACATATTTAGAAAATACTTGGTGGGGTCAAGACACTAAAGATCAAGTACAAATATTATATTTTGAATATAAAACTTATCAAGATCAAGTTTTTAAAATAAAACAAAC